GTTTCCCAGTCACGATCGCAAACGTACTGGTTGCGGGGACGGGGAGACTTGGATTTGCACTTCATACAAGGGCGAGACCATGTTTCTTCTACGACTGCAACCACAGTCATGTGCTTGGAAGAGAGAGCTTCTTTAATTCCATAACGGTCAAGGAGTCGCTTGATGGTGTCTATGTGGACGCCAAAGTGAATGGCCATGAGGGAAGGGTGGACGCGAAGAGCGTTCGCTTGGCGGAGCCATTCAATCTGTTCATGTGTGAGATTTATACGACCGCTATTCTTTGACATGGTTATCTGACGCCCCCGCGCTGCGCGTCACACGCGCAAAAGCGCGCTACGTTTTGACGAGGTACTACTCTTTTTTTTTGATAAGCTGCCAGTTCCTCTTTTACCCTACTTGACAAGAAAAAAAAGACTGGTATAAGGGGGGGTAGGGGGGGACATAGAGTACCAGATAACCATAGCGCCCTTTGCGTGCTTAGCGCACGCAGGGCGATGATGGGGGGGTAGAACCTTAGAGTAGTACCATAGAGGTTATAGAGAGGAGTACCTATATAACCTCTATAGAGGGGCTTAAGGTTTTTCATGATACGCCGAGCCACTTCTTGATTTCTGATGTGGGGATGTGGAGTTCTTGTGCAATCTCCGATGGTGTTTTCCCTGTTGCTGCGAGTTGTATGGCGTCCTCCCTTGCGCTTGGGGTGTGGAGCATGCTTTGCTCACCAGTGTTGATGTCCTCAATCCAGCCAAGGTAATGCGTCTTGTGAAGGTCGGTCTCTTCACGCACCTTCCCGAATGAAACCTCTGTGACCATCCGCACCCTGTGGCTCTGGAGCATGCCGCTTTGTTGGAGTTTATATGAAAAGTATGAGAAGGGTGTGAAGGCTCTGCCGCGCCGGTCAAACAAACATTCTTCATCAAACAACCCAGCTTTTGTTCTGGCGATGTTTTTATCGCGGTACACTTGGGTGATGATGATTTGGGTATCAAGGTCGGTGAGCTGTGCGGTAGAGCCAGCCTCACGCCCGAGGCCGTCGACTCCGGGTTTGTTTCTGTGGTGGACAAGAACGACTGTGGCTTTGTACTTATCTCTGATGACCTTTGCTACGCGGTTCACATGAAACCAGTCTTGCGGATTTTTCTCATCAAGTCCACCAAAACCATTGCGGACCGTATCAACAATCACAATGTCTGGTCGGATTTCATCAAGCCACTTCTCGAAAACCTTAAGGCCAGCTTGGTCTCTCAGGTTCATGGCACCCCCCTGCTCTGCTGGAATGATGGCAGGTGACCAGATGGACAGGTTCTCTTTGGGGTCGCCGTGCTGTTCCTGAAAGCCAGAGAAGCGATTCAAGACCGTTCTGGCTGGGTTGTCGAAGTCAAGATAGAAAACCTTCACAGGTTTGTCGATGAAGAAGGGGCCGAACTGTGGTCTGTTTGCGGCCAATGCAGTGGCAAGAGAGCCAATGAAGAAGGATTTGCCGTGCCCGTTGTACCCCACAACCTGTATGATACTGCGTGATGGAAGGATGGGGTCAACGTGATATGCAACATCACCGAGTGAGGAGAGAAGCCGCGTAAAGTCCTTGCTGTAGATGGGAACGAACGCCTTTGGTGGCTCCTCGTTTATCACGTCCTTCTTCAGGCGTTGCTTTGTGGTCGGGTCGTAATCGTCCTTGTGGTTTCTGTAATCCATCTCCATCGCGGAACGCATCTTGGATTTGAGCCATCTCTCAAGTGCTTGTGTTGTTCCGTTATATGTGAAATACTCTGAATGAAACTGTACAATCGCATCCCACAACTCCTTACCCTCAAGACCACGTCGTACCATTTGGCCACAGAATTTAATCATCCATGCGTCCGTATTGTTCCCCATGTCTGGACCAGCCAGTTTGTGGCCGAGGTAATCCACACGCTTCTGGACCTGCTCCCTGACGTCCATGGCGCTCTCACCTACCTTTGATTCCTCAAGGGATAGGGTGGCGAAGTCAAACCCATCGGTCGTCTCCATGTCATCGGAGAGGCCACGCCAGATAGGCATGTCAGATATCTCTGCATTGGGGGAGAAGGACCAGATGTACTCGTGCTTGAGTGTGCCATCAGGGTTTAAGGAAATCGATGGTGGGCAAATGACATAACCACCGTCTCCACGGAAATCCAAGCCGGGGCAGTTGTGCCACTTGCCATCCGTTCCGGGGTTGTTTCCGGTTTTGTTGCGGTATCTGCGGCCGTTGTTTGGGTGTCTGAAATAAAAATGCATCCCTCTGCGTGTCTTCACGGCGACTGGTGAGCACAGGTTGTGGGCCTTTGCATATTCCAAGGCGTACTCGTTATCGCAATCGACAACTACAATCCCGCTGATTGCGCCAGTGACAAGGGCGAGGTTGAAGTATGGTTCTCTTCCAATCTCCACACCTTCGGTGTCCATCCTTGGCGCACCAAAGTCCTGCCATTCGTCTATCTCATCATCAAGCGGGTACTCCGTTTGAAAGCGAAGCCACTTAGCCATTGGCCTTTTGTTGTGGACAGACAAAGGGAAAACGCTCCAGCCCCTTTCGACGAACTCACGAGCGGCGTTGCATACAGTCACATTGAAATCTTTTGGGATAGAACTCATGTCAATCTCTTTCATGTTGTCGGTGATAATGACTACAGGATGCCTGAATGGAAAAAAAAATAAAGTGCGATTGTGAATTTTTCCTCTTGTCAAACGAACTCTTTTCTAAGACCATACCAAAACAATAACTTTAATGTGATGGAGAATGTTATATGTCAAAAGAAGAGACGCCAGACCTTGACACAATTCTTGGTATCGGAACCCCTCAAAAACCACTGACCCCAGAACAAGAGATTGACCTTCTTGCTGTAAAGCTTCTGGATGTTCGGCATCAGATTGAAAAGCTGAAGCTTCAAGAGACAGCAATTGAGGACGCAATTTGGACACGCACGCCGGATGATGTGGGTGATGCGATTGTTGCTGGACAGCAGTATGATTTTGTTGTGTCTCGCTCCGAGCAATGGAAGTGGGACAGCACAAAAATTGAATCCAAGATTCCAAGCGTTCCTCTCCCCAGCTATGTGAAGGCCAAATACACAATTGACAAACGCCAGTATCAAGCGTTGCCAGATGCTGAACAGCAGAACTGGATTGATGCTCTTGAGCGCAAGCCAAGTTCGCCAAAGGTGAAGGTTGCGGAGAAGGTTTCCAAATAAAAAATCGGAGGAAGAATGTTCAAACCACTCAACACGTCTGACCACACGACCAGCTACAAGAAGGTTCTTCTTTACGCCATGCACGGGTGGGGCAAAACAACACAAGCCAAGCACTACAAGGCTCGATATGGTGATGGGTTCATCATCAGTGGTGAAAGCGGCCTCTCATCCATCAGAGCGGCTGGAATTGATTACTTGCCGTTCTCCTCATGGGACGGTGAAGTCAATCCAGCGAAGGGTATCTTCTCGTTCAAGTCCATCATCAAATTGATTCAGTCGGACGACTTCAAGAGCAAGGGGTACAAATGGATTATGATTGATAGCTTAACAGAGCTGTCAGACCATGCGTATGAGTATGCCCAGAGCAAAGCAGAGGCTGATGCGGCAGCGTCAAAGAAAGCACTGAATGGATTTGCTGTTTGGGAAGAGTATGGCGCCGCGATGATTGGTGCGTGCAAATGGGTGAGAGACCTGCCAATGCACGTTATTGTCACCGCACTTGCAAAACAAGGCGATGATGACAATGGCAATCCAGACAACTGGCCAATGGTCAGAGGGAAACAAGTTCAACAACAGCTCCCCGGAATCTTTGATTGCGTTCTGTGTGGTGTAAAGCGACACGATGGCAGCGAAGATGGGACTTCGCCCAAACTGGTTCACTACGTCGTGACGGATGAGTACCGTGGTTGGCACGGTAAGGTTCGTGACGAAAAGAGACGACTCAAAACCGTCGAACGTGAAGACGACATCACCAATCTTTTTGAAAGAATGGACATGCCGGACAGCGACTACGAAACCTATCTATCGAAGCAACTTGCTCAACAAGGAGGAAAATAACCATGAGCTTTAACTTCAACGAACTGAACCTAAGCGACGCCCAAGTATCAACCGGTGGCGTTTCCCTCAAGCCCGGCAAATATGTTGTCAAGGTTGTGGATGCCAAGATTGGACCATCAAAGAAAAACGATGGCTCAACAATCTTGTCCCTTAAGCTGGATGATGTGAATGGCGGAGGGTCAATCAACCACTGGATTAACCTTTTGGTGAAGACATCCGCAAAGGCGACAGAGATTGGGCGCGATGAACTCAAGACCCTTTTGTTTTACGGCGGCCATCCGAACCCAAACAGACCCGGAGATGTTTCTTTGATAAAGGGACTGACGGTGGGCGTTGTGATTGTTGGAAAGCCATACACAAAAGATGGTGTCGAGAAGATGGGTTCCGAGGTCAAGGCATTCATTGATTGTGCTGAGGTTGACCCATCCAAGTACACCCCGAAGACCGCGCCAGAACCAAAGTCAAACAAGTTTGAAGACGAAATCCCATTCTAGGATTCAAGCGGGGGATGAGTGAGCGGAGAACTGAGTGAGGAAATAGATGTCGCTTACGATGCTGAGAGAGAATCAGATTATCGAAGCTCAAGGCTTGGCGCAAGCAACATCGGAAATCCATGTGAAGCGTACCTTTCTTTTACGTTGCGTGGTTTTCCTGAACTCAAAAGTTCTCCGCGCCTTAAAAGAATTTTCCGTGATGGCCATCGCATAGAACAATCTGTCATTCAAGATTTGAGAAAGACGGGTAACACTGTCTACGACAAAGACCCACTAACTGGTAAGCAGTACATGTGGGACAAGCACAACGGTAAGATTGTTTTTTATGCAGACGGCATCATAGAAAAAAATGGCAAAGCTAAGCTTCTCGAAGTTAAGTCCATGAACAATTCCATGTGGACTCGATTCGCTCAACGTGGCCTTGCTGTGTCTCATCCGAAATACTACGACCAGTTGCAAATGGGTATGGGGCTGTCTGGATACAGAGAGTCGACACTGATTGCGTACAACAAAAACACAAGCGAGTATCACGACCAGACAATTGAATACGATGAAATCAGATACTATTTTCTTTTGGCCAGAGCCGAACGAGTGTTGATGGGGAGCGCTGAAAGAATAGGAACTGACATTTCTGACTGGAGATGCAAGGAGTGTTCAAGAAGGCATGTGTGTTTTGAGGGGGCTGATGTGCCAAAGGATAAACGAACATGTGCCAATGCTTTTGTTTCAAACGATGGTTGGGGTTGCTCTCTTGGATGTGGTGATGTGTGTCTGTCTTGGAAAAGATTTGAAGCTCAACCAAGGAGCAAATGATGTATGATAAATCTTGGGGTTTTTTGGGTAAGCCCCCTGCCAGCGTTATGAATGGTACAAACCCAAAAATGGAATTGTTTAGACAGTATCAAGCGGAAGCAAACAAAGCACAAAAAATAATAAACTCAAGACTGAGGGCCGTAAGACTTGCTGAAGTCAAGGCCAAGTTCATGAGGGATTTTCCACCGGAGGGGGACAATGGCTGACGTAGTAAACGAGGTTGTGAAATCGATGAAAGGAAAAAAGTCTGTTGAGTTGAAGAAGCTCAAGGTAAGACTTGAACAAGAAGTCTCTTCAATCAGGGATAGGGTGCGTGACATCGAATGGAGGATTGATGGTATCGATAATGGCGACATCAATCACCTTATGAATGAGCGTCAAAGGGCGCTTGATAAGTTGAGAGAGACGCAGAAAGAGTTGCTGGTTGTTAAAGAGCAATTGATTGAAGAGGGAGTTGAGTGATGTTGATTGGAATTTGTGGGCTGAAGTGGAATGGCAAGACAACAGCGGCAAAGTATCTGAACCAGCAATACAGCTTTGTTCATACCAAGTTTGCTTCATCGTTGAAGAACATGATGAGGTCATTGTTGAGCAATGCTGGTCTTGATGTGGAGACGATTGAAAGAAAAATTGAAGGGGATTTGAAGGAAGTCCCATGTGAGATATTGGGTGGAAAGACACCAGTGTTTGCCATGCAAACGCTTGGAACTGAGTGGGGTCGTGACTGTATCTCTCCGTATTTTTGGGGTGACATCTGGGAAAGAAGAGCGCAAAACGCCATTGATGCTGGGCGCTCTGTTGTTGTTGATGATGTTCGTTTTGAGAATGAATACAATCGTGTCAAAGGTATGGGCGGCTACGTTGTCCATCTTGTTGGCAGGTCTGATGTTGTCAATCCTCATGTGTCTGAAGATTTGTCTTGGTTAAAAAACCCTGATTTCATCGTGGAGAACAAAGAAGATTTCGGGCATTTGTTTCGCCAACTTGACCGGGTTGTGAAAACAATCAAGGAAGATGTCGAGAGATGAGCGGATGTCGGATTGGAAAGATTCGACTTAAGAAGACTGGTCTGGAAATCAGAATCATTCCTTCCGCTACACACTCACATGTTAGATACACATTTCCATGGGGAGAGGTATCAATTAGAACCTTTGACGGCATGCCAATTGAGAACAGAGATGTGCTCTATTTGTTGAGATGTGCTGAGGATGAAGTGCTTCACGGTGATTGAGTTTTAAGACCAAGTGTTTTCAGACCATCGAGGGATTGTTTGCACGATTGGTAAGCGGCATGCCCTCTGATGATGTACTTACCAGCATCCGCATTTGTCGCATTCTCAGGTGGTTTGGCTGGCCAATCACGCGTCTCAAAGTATTCCTGTGGGACGTCCTGTAGTTTTGGTGGGCTAGTACAGGCTGTCAATGGCAGCGCGGATAGGAGGAGCCATGGGAGAAGTGTCTTGGCCGTACGTCTCATCGAGTTCATCAATGCGTTTGTCTGTTTCATTTGTAATCTCCGTCTCACGTTGCTGTTTCATGGTGACCAATTGTATAACTGATTCCTTGCTTTTGATAGCGGATTTCAGGTCTTCGATTTCCTTGCCGCGTTTTTCCCATGACCTGACAAAAAGCAAAACACCGATGACAGCAATGGCAATGGCAAGGTATCTCCAGTTTTTCAAAAAGAAACCTACAACAGTCGGGAGTCCAATCATTTGATAGCTCCTTTCAAACAAAGTTCATTCATTTTTTTGCGACGCTCCCATACACCACGACACGTCCGGTTTGTTGGTAAAGAGCAATCTTGTCCTCCTGCATACTTGTACTTAAGAATCGCATTACAAGCATTAGTAACATTACCGTCATTCAAACTACGAATCATACTAGACTTCTTAACTTGACCAAGGCCGACATTGTATGACATGTCAACTATAGCGGCATGAACTTCAGGAGTTACAACCGACTTGGCTTTTTCATTGTACATCATGGTTGTTTGAATTGAGTAGTAACCATACCTTACTTGGTACAAGTAATTGCATTCCTTTTCTGTGAACTTTTCCTTGTACCCCATCTCAGTTTCACCGACGCACCAAGTCTTTACACCCACACTGTCGTAATACGGTGTCAGCTTCATGCCCTCAAACCCAAGGGTAGCTGGCGCACCAATGGCTGTCGAGAGTGTGATGAACCCGGCTGTGCCGACGACTCGTAATGTGTTTCCAAATCTTGCCACGCCTTACTCCGCCTCTCCTGCGATTGCATCTACAAGGTTTTCACGAACCTGACGAACACCACCAATCAACGGGATTCTTCCGATGACCTTTCTGGCTGCATCTCTTTGGTCTGAATTTTTGGGGTCTTCAGAAACCACTTGGTTCATGAGCGTCATACCAACATCGACGGTGTCCATCGTGGCTGAGAATGTCGGACCAAACAATGCGCCCGCCATGCGAAGCTGTCCGTACGCTTGACTGTCTGCATTCTCAACAGCGGAGTGAAGCAGGTCTGCAAACAAACCAAAGCCACCTGCCACCATGAAGGACTCTGTGAGCCATCCAAGAACCGCGTCGGCTGTTCCACCTTCTTCGATATCAAGGCCCATGTCATCAGCCATTGTGTTGTACCAACGAATGAATGCGCCAGTGAGTGCGCTTTCTGAAGCGTACCTATCGCGGAACATCTGGTCCGCTTTACCGTCACCGTCTGTGTCGCCACGTTGTTGAACAACATCGCGGACAGCCAGAGAGGTGGAGCCGAGAACGCCTGCCGAGGCAAGGAGCATCATGAGGTTTTTGGGATTTCCTTGGAGAGCTTCTTGGAAGACGTACTTTGTCATGCGACCCATCATCAGTGGGTACGATTTGAGTTGGAAGACCATTGCACCGATGGGTGTTTGTGCCCAATGAGGGATGTCGTTTGGATTTGGTGAGAAGATTGTCTCGTTTGTGAAGCGCATGATTGCGTAACGCAACGCATCATTGTTCACCATCTCTGCGTCCACGATGGCGGGGGCACCTTTAACGGCATACTTCTCAAGACCGTATCTTTGAAGATAGCGGAGAGATGTTGCGTACTGACGGCTGTTGCCCATACCTTTTGCGAGAAGGTCTTGGGCGCGTTTCGCTTCTGCCTTGAAGGATTCCATTCCGATGAGTGCGGCCGCCTCTCTTTGGATGTTGGTCCACGAGTTCAGCATTGTCAGGTTAAAGAATGCGTTTGAGTAACGGCTGCTCTTGTCGTTGTACATGTGAGCAAGTCGCTCATGAAGAACACTCTCAAGACCGACGCCGATGTTGCGTGCCATCTCTCTGTAGTGCGGGTCGCTCATGTATTTTTTCCAGCCCGTGTATGCGGCCTTCATGTTGCCTGAACGAATGAGAGGCATGCCAATGTCTGGGATAGATGCGAGCGTTGTGAATGCCAACAGAGTGATGTTGTTGAATGTTCTGGACATTCTGCTGAAATTCATGAGGGCAGGGTCAGGAACATCCATTGGTTTCTTTGATGCATTGGCGAGAGCCTGAACCATAGTGTTGATTTCAGTGCTTGGTATGTTTGATGGTTGTCCACCAAAGTCAGCAAGCGCATTGACGATGGCATCGACACGCTTTGCGTACTCAGGTTGAGCTGCAACAATTGCCGGGTCTTGTAAGTTCATCAGATAGTTTCGAACTTTTTCCTTGTTCTTTGCCCACTTGTCTGGAGTGTCTCCAAGAAGAGTGAGTGCAGTGTCAACCATGGAGGAGATTTCCTCTTGGGTGCCGGGGATTGGGCTAACAATTTCTTGCGTTTCAGTAACGCGAACATCCATTACTGCGTCCGCAGCACGGCGTTCACGAGAGTGGGTCTTTGTATTTCTTAACGCATCAACGATTGCGTCTCTACCATTCACGAGAATGTCAATGTATGTAGAGGCGGCGTGGTTTCCAACACCGAACTCACGGGCAAGAACTCTGCGACGAGTGACTTGGTCTGCGTACTTGACAATCATTCCCTCAAGGTCGTTGACCATAAATCGGTTCATGCCTTTGATTTCGGCAGGGTTTAGGTTCAGAACTCGGTTGTAGAATGGTTCCTCAAGACGAACTCTGAGAGAGTTGTCTGGAAGAAGAACGCCATCGCTACCCTCTTCTGTCAGGGTACGCATAAGCATGAGAGCTTTTTCTTGAGCAACGACGTTTGGTGATTTGTTTGACGGGACTGGGATTGCTCCTGTCTTCATCTCACGCATGAAGAAGTTCGCCATCTCTGAAACAAAACTGTTCGGGTCTCCCTTGATGGAGTCCGCGTTCCAGATTTGTGGAATGTAGTTTTTCTTGAAGCCAATAGGGAGGCCATCGTTGATAGCTCCAACAAGTTCTTGTCTGAAATACTTTCTCAAATCTTCGACCACAACTCGCATGTCCTTGGGAAGTTTTTGGACAAAGCTTTCATCTCCAGCCTGTGCCATTCTCATGGCGAAGACAATGAGTTCGTGGCTCTTTGGTTGTGGTACTTCTCCCCATGCTTTGTTTCTTTCAAGCCAACGCTTGGTCATGCTCTTCGCATCAGAGAGTTGTCTGATTGTTGTCAGGATAGATTGTGGTCTGCCCCTACTGTCACGACTCACCATCAATGATTTTGCAGCGGAGGAGTCAAGTTTCTCATAGAAACCTACACCGGCGGCAGGCTTCATTTTGTCAGCCAGCCAGTGTGCTCCAGACTTGCGGATGCGCACAGAGTTTTCACCGATTGTCTTTGCAAAGAAACCAACCTTGTTGACGTCTTGGACGGACAATTGCTTTCCTTTAAACATGCGCGTATACGTCTCAACAACGGAAGCCGGCACGCCCATTGCTTGCATGGATGTTGTTAGGCCAGAGGCATCATTCCTATCAACAGTTCCATCCATCAATGCTTCGAGATATCTTCCCGCAACTGGAATGCGTTCACCGTCAAGCATAGAAGAGGTGTAGTCATCCAAGGCAAAAGCAGGGTCGTCTATGTGTCTGGCACTGGCTTCATCAAAGAACACAATGGATGAGCCGCCATCAATACTGTCGTACCCCAGATTGCGAAGGCTTTCATTCACAAGATTTGCGGCACTTGTTTTATCGGTTGCCATGTTCTTGGACACTGCACCGATTATTGATTGGTATGCTTCGTTTCCAGTAAAGGTTGTAACCGAGTTTCTCAAGGACATTGCGTCTGAGGTTGAAACCATTCCTGATTTTTCAAACGAAGTCAGAAGCCAGTCAAGGGATGATGGGCTTTGTGTTCCGAATGTGTATTCTGTGGTTTCAGAAAAGTCGAACGTGTTTTTTGCGCGAGCAACGAACGGAATGACTTTTGGTTGGGCCTCAACTTTGTTGGTCGAACGCATCATGCGCCACAAGCCAGCCTCTGTTGCAACCGCTCTTTCGAGTTTGCGAGTAAGAGGGTCAAGAACCTGCGCCCGATAATCAGCAACATCTTCTCCAGCGTTTCTCATGGCTTCGATGTTTGCAATCTCTCTTGTGATGCGGTCGCGTGTTTTGACAATCTCATCATTCACTTCTTTGAGTTCTGTTGTTGGGAACTCTTGAAGCTCTTGTGATTGTTTCGAAAGATAAACACCAGTGCCGAAGTCACCATCAATTTTTGGCGCAGATGGTGTTGTCTTTGTTTCGAGAACGTCAAACGATACCTGACCATTGCCGTCAAAGAAGAGGATGGATTGTTCGAGTGGTTTCTTTGAGAAGGTTTCAATTGAAGAGCGTCTTACCGGGGTGGTGTTTTTAACAACCTCTGTACGATAGCTTTCAGCAATGGCTGGATGCATTCCCTTAAAGCCAGTGGTGTTGGCTGCGCTTCTGTAGATTTTGTTTTCACTCAAGTCACGGAGGATGTCCCCAAAGAATGTCATTGGCTGGAGTTCATCCTTGGCGTTTCCGCTTACAAAGCCACGCATTGCAAGAGCAGTTGCTTCCATGTTTTCTTTGAAGAGGTCGTTGATACGAGACCTTGAGCTTTCAGGAAGGCTGTCAAAAATATCATCGATGCTTCCTTGCATTCTCATAGCAGCAGGGAATGCTGCCGCAATCTCATCGACGCTTGTTCCAAGTCTTGAAAGCTCCTCTGGGTCAACCATGGCATTGATTGCCATTCTGGATATTTTTTGGACGGCTCTAATTTTTCCATCTTCGGTGCGAAGGTCTCTTCCGATGTCTCTCATTTCAGTTCTGAATGAGTTGAACACATCATCCGTTTCCTTGACGGGGGTGTTGTCGCCGATGTCGCCTTGACCAATCAGTCTTGAAAGGTCTGAGCGTGTGACAACACCATCGACCGGGTTGGCTGATGAACCCTTTCCGAGGAGGGATACAAGTCTGTGTGCCACTGTACGGGCAGAGTTCTCATCTGCGCGGGAGCGGTGTGTGATGTTCTTAATTGTTTCACGAATGTGAGGAGTGACTGATGCAGGAACGCCATTGTCGGATGAGCCGACGGCCGTAGCTTCCTGAACCAGCTTGATTGCCTTGCGAACCTTTGGGCTTGATGGCTGAACGATACCAGACTCAAGGTTGTTGCGCTGTTTCCATGCCATAGCGTTGGCAATCTCTTTCATGTCATCAAACTTACCACGCTTGATGGACTGGAAGAGGTCTCTCTCAAGTGCACGAAGTGGCACATCTTCAAGCTCAGGACGTGGTGGTCTGATTTTGACAGCAGGCATCGTCGCAATGCGTGACTTGATTTCAACCTCAAGTTCTTTTTTGCGTGCGTTCTTAATACCAGCCAATGATTTATATTCAGAGGTCAACTCGACTGAGGTCATGTCCTTTACAGGCGTGTATGACAACGTCTCTTGAACAGACTGTGTCGGGAATTGGTCTCTATCAACAGATGGTGCGCCGCTCTCAATCTCTTGCATGACGCGCTCGACTTCAAGAGCTGCGCGTTGCTGAAGATTTGCAGCACGTCTGGCTGCCTTGTTCTTCTGAAGCTTTTGGTACGAAGAGGGTGTTGTGCCCTCAAAGGTTCCGTCTTTGAATACACGGATTTCTTTCCCTTCCATCTTCCCTGTATGGGAGATGATACGGCGTGCCTCATCCTGTGCAATGGCAATGGCGTTCATCATGTTGTTGGCATGGAAGTTCAGCGCAGACACCAAGTCATCATCCATTGTGGAGTATGCGATGCTTGCCATTTGTTCAAATGAGGAGTTCAGGTCGCCAGAGGCTGCGTCACCATTGATGTCGTCTGTACTCATTTCACGGTATTTAGATACCACATTGGCACGGTTGTCGCTGTGAAGTTCTTTTTGGAACTCGCGCCATTCGTAGTGAGCCTTCATTAAAGCTTGGCGTGCCTTAGCTGTCTGGCCGAAACGCTTGCCTTCAACCTTGCCATCAAAGAGGCGAAGTCTTCCTTGGCCAGTACCGCTCTTTCCAGAACGTGGGGTGTGTTTGTGTGCCCCTGCTTTGCCGCCGACCTTGCCGTAGATTTCGCGGGACACTTCGTCAATCGCGTTCTCCAAGTCCATTGGGTTTGCGGTTTGGATTGCCTCATCCATCTTTCTGCGCATGTCGTCAAAGTCAATCAAGACCTTGGCCGCGAGAGATGCTGTTCTGGCGTGACTGTCATTCTTGAGCTTGCGAATGTCTTCCAGTGTTTTGTGAAGGCCAACGTATCTGTTGTACATTGGGTCTGTCTCTGGAAGGATTTTGGAGAAGAGTTCGACAAACTCTGGGTCAATGTCCACAAGATTTTCGGATGCTACTGCGCGGTCACCACGAAGACGAACACCAAACGCCTCAGCGATTTGAACAATGGCGCGTGCCATCTTTGTCCAGAGGGGGATGTTGTTTACCTTGCCTTGGGTGATAGCCCACTGGGTGAACTGATTGGCGAAGAACTCAGCGGGTGACATTTGCTCAGCTTCTGTCGAGATGCCGGGGAGTCTTTCTTTGATTGAGGCCATGTCCAAATCATTGCCATCAAAGTATTTGCCAAGAGACTGCCAGAATTGTAGGCGGTCGGCGTCAGACAAGATGTTCATGTACGCCCAGTGTCCAACCTCATGAAGGAGTGCAACTGGTTGGGGTATGATGGAGCCTGTACCATCTGGGTTAAATGCCGATGGGTTTAAGAAAATTCTGTTTGCGTTGTCGCTGCCAGCAGTTGGAAGAACGTATCCGCCAGAGTTGTTTGGCATGTCCTTACCTTGGATGATTGGCAGGTCTCTGTCCATGTACGCAAGACGGCGGAGAATGTCGATGCCGGTAGACAATGATGTCCCGTCGTACTTGGCAAGCACACGGTTCCATTGAGACATGGATTGAATGCGTGAAGCTGTTGGGAGTTTGATGCCTTTTGGCGCGTACTTTGAACGTACTTCGTATAGGTCTGCAATGTCCTTTACAAAAGTGGCGTACTGACCTTTGCTTGATATGTCAGACCAACGGACATTCTCAAGAGCAGTGATGAGGTCGTGGACTTTTGCAAGGGTCGTTAGGCCCTTGTCTCTAAATTGGATTGGTAGGTCTCCTTGTTCAACTGGGACTTTGGCCAAGCCATCCAATTGCAAACGACCAAGTTCGTCGGGTTCAAGTGTAGGAGTGCCCCCGCGAACTGAGCTATGTTCTTTGCCGCCTGCTCTGGATACAGGGTCAGCTCCGTCAAGAGGTTTGAAATACCTTGTTGCCTCACGGCTTGCACTTTTTGTACCACTTGGGACATAGCCAACAGTGTATGCTTTTGTGATTTGATTTCCAAGGATTTGTTTGATTGTTTGAGGCGTCGAGGCTTTTACACTTTCAACACGGACAACCCCTTCAAACTCACCTTCCAGAATTTGGATGGCCATGACATGGCCTTCGGGGATATCAAGGTTGATTGCCGAAACATCCGGATTGGACTTCCACTCAGTAACTGGGCCGGTGAGTGGTGCTGCTGTTTCAACGGGTGTCTCAACTGGAACTGTGCGCTTTTGTTTGCCCCATGTGTTAGAAGACTTCCAATCAATCGGGTATACGCTGTCTGTGATTTCGTCAAAAGACTTGGTCAGCTTTCCGTTTTTACCTGCGGAGATTACGCGGGAACCAAAGATGCGAGGGAGGTGGCCTGCCATCTGGTCAAGGCTTGACGCTTTGGTTGTGGCTTCAAGACCATCGGCGTCAGTGTACATGAGCACGGCTGAACCGTCAGAGTTTGTCTTAAGGTCACCGACCTTCTCACCCATAAACGTGATGGCGTGGGTGTTGTCTGATGTCTTCTTGTAACCAAAATGGTTGCGTACGTCCACTTCCCACCCACGGTACACATACATGCGTGGCTCGTGTTTGGCTCCTGATGGTTTGTCAGAGTGTGCCTTTGGCTTTGCTGCCTCTGCCGAAAACTCAGCATCGATTTTATTGAGGTCGCTTGCCAATGTGTTAGGGTCATTGTGTACTCTGTATGCTTCAACAGCATCCTGAATGCGTTGCTTGCGCACAGCGTCGACAGACATTGTACGGGCCTCAGCTTCAACAGCGCCCCATGCTCTTTCCATTTCTTCCAAGGGAATTTCTTCACCAAGGTAGTTCTGGGCATCAATCATGTTTTCAGACAAGGCACGATCAGGTGCATAGGGAGCGGTCTCGACAGCATTGCGGACGGCATCTTTGATGACGGCCTTTCTCAATGCTTTGTTAAGTTGCTCAGCTTGCTCATCTCGTGGTGCGCCAGTTGTTTTCTTGTTAAGTTTCTCCCTGTTTGGTGATGAACGTGCGGCTTCAACTTGGGCAGCAGCTAAGTCTTTTTCTGTGACGCGGTCACCAGCTTTTAAGAAGGCTGTGTCTTCTTTTGCACGAACCAGACGATTAGTCTTGGTTTCCATTTGTGCGCGTTCAAGTTCGCGGCGTGCTGACTCGGCGGCAGAATATTTGCGGGGGATGTGTATGATGGAACCATCCGGCATCTCCTTGGTGATGTATTTGCCGTCGGTTGTTTTAGCGAAGTCAATCGAGCCGTCCGGTGCACGAACGATATCTCGTACCATCAAGGAACCGAAGAAGGGGTATTCGATTGTCAGATTCCCAAACTCATCAACACCAGTGGCGCGGCCACCAGTCGCTTTCTTGAGCATGGCTTGCAAACCAAACTTGTCAGAGCCAGACACCGTCGGCATCTTTTCGAAACCAGTGACGTTACCATTTTCGTCTTTGGTGTACTTGCCGTGTTGGAAAACTTTCCCTGACACGTTTCCTTTTGTATCTGGGTCGATTATGACTGGATAGTTGTCACCAAGCTTGGCGCTTGAGGTGCGTACAGATTTCTCGAAGTCATTGTACAGAGCTTCAAGAACCATGTTCTGCTTTTGGAGTTCAAGGATACCATCAAGCTTTTTGGGAGAGATTTGTACGTTCTTACTGGACATGAGACGTACGCGAGCTTGCTCAATCTTGGTCGCAATCCCTTGTTGTTGTTGAGTGGTCAGTTTGTCCCAGCCCTGAGGTTGTGGCTTCTTTGTGGCCATGTACTGGACAATGTCTGGTGACTCATCTGCTACCGCCTCGACGATTGCCTTCTCCATTCCTTCTCCATGTTTTTCACGGATAAGGGATAGGATGTCTTCCATCTCAAAGAGAGGGTTCTCTGCCATGTATTTTGCCAGAAGGTTCTGAGCATTGAAGTTCAGCCATTCGTTGTAGCGAGCGATGGTTGCTTGCTTCATCTCAGACGGGACATCGCTACCGCTTTCAATGAGCTTGCGCATCACGTCCGGCATGTAAGCAATGATTTCTGTGTTCTTTGTCATCACCGTTTCAAGGTGCGCCAAAGAACGGGCGTAGTTTATTTTGTCTGTCACATATTGGCGTGCGACCTTGGCACGGCTCTCACGCGTTCCGGGGTTCCTCTGGCGAATGTAGTCGCCCATCTCTTTCTTTGTGGCCTCAAGTGGGAACCCATAATCGGAAAGGAATGAGGCAGCACCCTCAACATCAAGAGGGGCTTCTGCCGCTTCAGCCTCAGGCGTTCTGAGAACCGGTGCAATCTCAACATCAGCTTCTTGTTTGGAAAGGGCGTCAAGTCTTTCTTTGATTTGTTTGCGCTCAGTGTTCAGCGCTTCTCGTTCAGACGTCAACTTTGATAGGCGGTCAACTTGCTCTGGTGATGCCTTGCCAGCATCAATGAGTTTGCGGATACGGGCCATCTGGTTTGTGAGGGCGTTGTATCTTTTGCCAATTGAACCAATCGCCTCTTCTGCGTCGGCCGCCGTGGCTGGGAGTTCCGGTGATGTTGTGACTGGTTGAGGTGCCAAGTCTGTTGTGTTTTGGGGTGGCGCAAAGTCTTTGCCGGAAAGTTCTTTGTATCGTGCGCTGACCAGTTGTTCGTACGCAGGGTCAATTGTAAGGCCGCTGTCCTTTGCGGCCTGCATCTTTGTCAATTCTGTGGAGAGCGTGGTCTCATCAGAAGAGGCTATGGTTGTTTCGTCAAACGCTGGTGTGTACGCATTCTCTGCGTCAGGTGTACGCACAGAAGGTTCTGCCTGCTGAGGCATATTGAATTGGGTGTTTGTGTCGACATCAAGGATAGCGGCATTTGGGTCTGTGGAGAAACGGATAAAGTCTGCCACTGCCTTGTCAAACTCAAGTTCTTTACCATCGCCAGAGGCGCGTACAATTGCTTGGTACGAATCTTCACCGCGTGCGATTTTGTCTGAGAGTTCATTGATGAGTGCAATATGGTCTGGCTTTGGTGTTTCAACCATCGTAAGGTTCTCAAGCTGGCGCTCGTATGAAGCACGAAGGGTTGGCCACTTGTAGAGTTCTTCAAGGGCTGTACGGCCAGCTTGCAACTCATCTGCCTGCTGCATCACAGGTGTCTTGTCTTTTGGTTTAAGCTTGCCAGCTCTCCATTCGGCGAGGGCTTTCTCACCTGACTCTGCTCTTATCTGGTCAATGGTTGCATCAAGGTTTCTTTTGTACTGGTCGCGTTGTGCTGCAATGTACTGTGTGACTTTGATGTCGTCTTTTTCTTGACGCGTTACAGGTTCATTGGCTGCATCTGTTTCGACTGTCTCTGCCACACCATTGGGCTGTACGTTGCTCTCTGGTTCTGTGTACTTGGATGTAAAGTTTCCAAAGACATCTTCGCGTGCCTTGGTCGCAGCACGGGATATTTTGCCACCATACACACCACCGATTGCGCCGGTTGCTGCACCAAATCCAGCGCCAATGGTGGCGCCAAATGCTGCATTCTTAAGTGTTTGCGTTTGGTAGTATTCGTCTTGAAGACCAATCTCTTTGTTTCGTGCTTGCATCAAAAGGTCTTGACCAGCACCCATGGAGGCTTCTTCAATCGCACCTGCTTTTGCCCCGGCCTTTAAACCTTGTAGGGCGGCGTTGTTGACAACCTTGGCACGCATCTCTTTTGTCAAGACAGTCGTGCCAGCCTTCTTCATGGCTTCGCGTGCACCCGCTTTCAGGGCTTGCTTACCAGCCTGTCCGCCGATGAAGCCGCCGACATAACTGAGAGGGTCGGCAAGTCCGGCACCGATGTTTTGAGCCAAACCTTCGAGACCACGGCCGCCCTCTTGCCAGAATGAGGGGAGAGCGTCGTGGAGTTTTTGGATACGGGCAAGGCGTGTTGTTTGTTCTTCTGACATGGAGTACGCATCAGAAACATCCTTCATCATGGAGACTGTGTTGACGTTTCTCCATGTGCGGTCAGACCAAAACTTTTCAATAATCTCTTCGTCTGTACCCTCGAATCCATCACGCTCTTTGTAAAAAGCACGAAGGTCTGCACGCACATCTCCACGGTCAAGGAACTTGGTTGCGGCATATCCGCTTCCAATTGAGTCTGCCCATCCGAGTGAGGGGCCTGCTTCGGGCGTTGTGGTGGTTTTTGTCTTAAGGCCGTTCAAGCCTTTGGCAAGAAGAGGATTGCTCTTGAGGGGGTCGTATGTATCAGTCACTCCGGGTCTCCAGTTTCCACGTTTGTGTAACTGAAATGGTACACCGAAGAATGGGACACGTCATCCCTTATTTGTGATTATCTATTAAAGATACCCGCGTTGTAGATTTTAATGTTGAACTCTGTGGCAACTGAGGCGTCTGATACGGCGACAAGTCTCCATTCCAAAGATAGTCCAGAGCCAGAGGCGATGGGTAGGTTGGGAGTAACAATGTGATATCTGCCTGCCGCAAGATATGTTTCAGCAATAACAAATGGCCCACCTGTCCATCCTCCTTCATCCATACCCCTTGCATTGACAAGAGTTGGGAGGCCGGTACCTGTCAGTCGACACTCAAGCCTAAAGCCAATGACACCTGTTGGGGTTCCGACAACTTCGACGTCTGCCATCCCATAAACTGTGTCACCAACAGAGAAGCCTGTGCTTACAACTTGCGATACGCGGAACCCATCGCCAGCACTGCCTGCTCCACCACGGATTTGATAGAAGGTCTGGACACCAGATGATTTGTTTACGTCAACATAATGTCCACCAACGCGGGTTGCGACGTAGCCAGTGCCAAGACCGCCGACGTTTGTAACACCGTTGACAAGAGAGCCGCCAGTTCCAGATAGGGTCGGGTTCGAGAGAAGGTTTCCAACTGTGTAATCTGGTGTCGCATTACCATAGAAGCTGGCAAGTCTTGCTTTGATATCGACACCCATTTTCATTGCGCCATAAGGGGCTGGATGCAAGCCGTCATAGAACATGTTGGCGACCGCGTCACCAAGTCCGTCGTTGGTTCCGGTATAGACGTCGACAGATACGCAGCGACCAAGTCGTGTTCCGTGTTGACGCATAATCCATTCGTTGATTTTAAGGAACTTTGCCTTGGCAGTCACAATCTGGGGGGCTGTCAACGAACCCCATGCAGAGCGTGAACACGGGGTGAGGAGAACAAGTCTCTTGCCAAGTGTCAAGCAAACGTAATCTGCGAATTGGTTGAGGTTTGAGACGACAGAGCTTTCAGATGCTGTGAGCTGGACGATGTCGTTTGTACCGCCCATGATGAAGACTGTGTCAAAGTTCTTGCCAGCCAAGTCGGTAGCCATGCGTGCAACCATTTGGGCTGTTGAGTTTCCTGCGACGCCCATGACGTTTGCTGGCAAGTCAATGTCCATACGTCCACCAGCAAGGGCGTTGTATGTGGTGAAGTATCCGACGTTCTCAATTGCAATGTCAGAAGCAGCACCACCAACTTCATGGTAATCAGTGATAGAGTCACCAAAGAGAAGAGCCTTGACTGGTGTTGTGACCAGTGGGATTGGGATAGGGCCATTGGTTGCATTTGGTGCTACGGATTTGTACGGGTGCCATGAGGGGAGTTGTGATGTGATGCCATGCTTGTGAGCAAGGTATCCTTCCATCTCATATCCATAGCTGTCATCTGTACAGATAATGATTTCGTGAATGGTCCCAACAATGAAGCCAGAAGCTGTTGAGCGAAGCAAACAACCAATAGCAAAGCGATTGAGGGTGTGTGTTCCAGATGGGACATAGTCAATCAATGAGGTTCCCGTTACGCCATCCAAGGCATAAGAGGCAGTACCACCGTCATCCCAAACGTGAATAAGGTTTTTTGTATCGTCAAAAGCAAGTGCGCCTGTTGCGCTACCGTTGCTGATGACAACGCCGCCAGCATCGTTTCTTGAGAATAAAGCGCCTTCTGTTGATGCAGCAAGAGCACGCGTACCTGTAGAATAAACAGGGTTATTTGCAGAGCTGCTGCCCTCTCCAATTAGTGTTACGCCGTTGCCGCCTGCTATCTTTATGACAGCATAGATGGCCACTTTGTTATTGGCTTTCATCCACGGCGTTGTGTTGAATAGGTAGTCGCCACCATCAAATACTATACCATCTGTACCGTTCCATGTAGGGCGAAGTGTGGTGGCACCGGCCTGTGAGACATGGCGGTTGTTGCCGCTTTTGTCATTCCATTGTGATACGACATTTGAGGCATGAGTGATGGTTGCACCGTCAGTGGCATCATACCAACCGCCAACGATTGAGCCTGCCATTGTGGGCACAAAGGGGTCCACTGGTTGGGTTGAGGCTTTCGTTGCGCTGCCTTGAAGTCTGACGTTTAGACCAAGTCTCATGTTTAACCTTGGGGTTAGATGCGTTCGCTGATGTAGAGAGTTCCACTTGCCGTTGCTTGAACAACAGCCAAGTGGGTTGCCATTCCGCTTGCGTCCCCGAGTTCAATATCAAGGTATACGAGCTTTGGGATGAAGTGTCTTGAAGTTGAGGAGGTTACACCTGCACCACCAACTTCAATATAGCAATCTTCTGTTGCGTAAATGGACAAGACCGGAGAGACAAACGGGGTTGAGTTTCTGGCAGATGTTGCATTAAAAGATATCTTGTGCGTTCCAGACCCTCTGACGAAAGAGAGAACTGGAATGGGGGCAGAATTTCTATCTCTTGGCATTACGATGGTTGTCATGTTTGGTCTCCTATGCGGTTGTGTTCATTCGTCTGGCAACCTTGGAGCCAAGACGGTTGTAAAGTTCTTCTACTGTAACAGGCACGCCATCCTTGTAAAAGATGTTTCTGTTTGCCTTGGCTGCATCAGGGAAAAGATTCGCAGCCAGAAGCTGTGAGCCTTGGTTGTTAATCACCACGGCCGCACGACTTGGGCCAAGGAAGTGTGCAAGGTATAAGTCTTTTTCTGTCGGCTTTTTGCCGGTTTGGTTTATGAGCTGTCTGCCGTTTTCCATGGTCAGATATGCGCCCATGATGCGTTGCGCGTTCGGATTGTATATGTCTTCCTCAGTGATGCCGTGTGCTTGACCATAACGCTTGACCATCTCATTCCATGTTCCTTTTGTGAACTGGAGAAGGCCGGTTGCGGATGATGTTTGCGCTCTGGCGAAGGGGTCGCCACCGCTTTCGATATCAGCAATCACGTCGAGATATGTGTCAAGGCCAGAGGATACGTTAGAGGGTTCCCTGTAGTCAGAGGATACGCTGTCGTAAATGACGGGTGAGCTGTACTCAGAGTAACCAGTTGTAGGCTCTGGTGTTGTTTCACTTGATGTTTGCTGCGGCTTGACTGGATTGTACGACTCGATAAGACGCAAAGAGTTCTCCAAAGACTGCATCATCTGGATAGATGAATTGTAGTCATAATTGGTTATGTTGGAACGCTTTGATGGGTCATTGTTGAGGGTGTTGACAACGGTCCTTATATTAGAAAGTTCGTTTCTAAGGGCTTGAACAACGATAGCCTTGTTTTCAAGGATGGAGTTGTACTCCTGCTCTGTTGCGGTAGGTTGCGAAAGAGCATCAAAAACATCAAGCATTGTTTGGCGCAGGGTTGTTTGGCGCTGCGTTGACCATGATGTGAAGTTTGTGCCGGGTTTGATGCCATGCTCAACTTCAAGGATGGACTGCGCTCTGCGGTCAATCCACTCTGTTTTTGTATCGGCCCCGCCTTCTGAGAGGAACTTCATCCCAGCAGCAGCCGGGTCAAAGTTTTCAGCGTCAGCGTCGAATTCATTTTTAATGAATTGAATGGCAGCCTGCATGTTTTCCTCAGATGGGAAGAAATTGGCGTCAGTGCTGATAAGGTTAAGGGCTACCGAAATACGTTCGTCTACAGCCAAGTTCTTTCCAGACTTCCCATTTCCGTATTCTGATTTGGGGAAGTACGCGCTCGCAAGTGCTTCCATGCGTGCGGTTGCACCTTTTGTAAGAGCCTGTGCTTCCTCAAGAGCGGCCGCACGAAGGTCGGCTTCACGCTTGTTATACATTGTGATAGCTGAGGTTTTGGAGATGATATCCAATTCCTTCTTCACTGCAAGATATCTCGGGTCAGCAGGTGATTGTGGGGCAGGCATGCCAGCTTGAACCATCAGTGAGCGAATGGATGTGAAGATTGAATCTTCATCACCAGACTGGGCGGCTTGTGCAAAGTATGGGTCTTTACTTGCCATGTCGATAATCTTGGCTTGTTGTTCAGACGCAACTTGGGTGGACATTTGTGAGATGCCCTTCTTCAAAAAGTCAGAACTTCCGGGAATTGATTGACCAGCGAAGTCAGACCACCAGTCCTGCATGGCAGGGTCCTGCATAACAAAGTCAGGTGTGTTCTTGAGGATTGTACCGATGTTCCCAACGTCATCAATAGAGCGCTGACGCATATTGTCCCTTGCCATCGACTTTAATATGGCGGCGGTTTGTGGGTTTCTCATTTCTGCTGGGAAGAATTTGTACAGGTCTTCCTCCGAACGAACCATTTTTGCAGCAGGGTTTTGGGCAAGTGTGGAATACTTCTTGTTTGTGGCTTCAGAAAGCATACTGCCAAGCTCTGGTTTGTATTGGTCGTAAATGCGTGCGCCATCTGGCCCAAAGGCAGCATCAAAGATTTCTGCCATTTTCTTTTCGTCTTTGTCCCAGTTCTCATCAACGATTTTCTGGACATAGTTGCGCTCAAGGCTGCGCTGCTCTGCCATCCCTGCATTAATTTCAAGTTTCTTGAGGCGAGACTTTTCATTGGCACGGCTTGTCATCTCGCGCAATGCGTCACCGGCTGGGATGTAAGAGGCCAAGAATGGGTCTCCACCTGCCATTGATGTACGCATGCTGTCGAGTTCGTATGGGTCTATTTGTTCCCCAAGTGCGACTTTGGCATCAACGTATTCACGAAATGCCTTGGCTTTTTCAGAGCGTTTAAGCTCAATGCGGTCTTCTGCCGCCTCTTTGCCTTGTATGGTTGAGAGACTGAATGCCATTACTTTGTAGCTCCCCCGGTCCAGCGTGGTCCGTTCCGAGTTATGTCGTCATTGTTTGGTCTATTGAAGACTTTTGAAAGAAGGTCTGCAAGGCTTGCATCAATCTTGGCCTCGGTGTCTCCTTTGGCTGTCGCCTCGTTGGCCGCGTCTGTGTACACACGATTGGTGTAGTTTGCATTAGAGTTTGTCAGGGTTGTGATGTCTGTCCCGCCTTGGGTGAGAAGACCCATGTCGTTTGTAATTTGCGGTTGAAGCGTGTCTTTGAGTTCGTTCAACGTGTTTGAACGATTGGTGTTTATCAGGGTCATCTTGTTTTGTGAGCGGTTAATGGCGGCGTCGTATGCGGCGTCATCAATCTTCTGGAGTTCTGGCGTGAAGCGCTTAATCAACGCGTTCATTCTGTCATTTGTCGCTGCGGTTGAACCTGCGCCACCAAGCCTTTCGATTTGTGCGGCACGCCCTTGGCTTTCAACAAGGGTCAACATGTCGTTAAAGTCCTGCATCATTGTGGCTTTGTTGCGGGAATAATCTTGGTTGATGGTGTCTTCGTTAAACTGAGGCATTGCCCCCATGTTTCTTTGGGCTGCACGAAGCGTGCTGCCAAGTTCACCGTTTTGTGTGAGAATGCGTTCTTTCATTGCAGCTTCAAACGCAGCACGCTGAGATGCGGTTTGTGCGGACAAGGCAGCCAGTTCCCGCTGTTGAGCCAATGAGGCGTAGTATTCATTTTCTGCCTGCTTTGCCTTCTTGCTTTGCTCTCTCTCGTTCAATATGTTGCTGATGAAACTGACACCAGCTCCCAAGACCGGGTTTGCTTTTGTTGCTACCTGTGTGAGAATGCTACCCCATGGCATGGCTATACTCCTTGAATGGCCGTTTGGCCCCAACCGCGACGTCGCTGTTCTTGGAAACCTTCACTTGATTGTACATTACCACGTCCCCAGCCACCTTGACCAGTGGGGGCGTATTGTCCTTGAACACCATAGTCGGCGACTTGGCGCTTGGTTGGGTCTGTGTCTGTGGCTGCTTGTTGCTGGGCAAGTGCCATGTTTTTTTGACCGAGGAAATTTGTTCCTGATTGGCGATAGTCCGCTTGGTATTGGTCGTAGTTGCTCTCGATTTCTTTCAATAGGTTGAGGCCCTGAGCAACGCCTTGTTGGCCTTGTTCCTTTCTAAGGAGAGCAAGGACAGATGGGCCTGCCACAGTAGAGCCGTCACTGTATTGGGCGGTGATGCCTTCCATAGATTTGTTGTAGTATTCCTGCCATGTGAGGGGGCGGTTTTCGTTTGGAAAGGCTTCCTTGATTGTTTCGTCATTGTAGAAACTCTCATATTGTTTTCCAGAGAACAATGATGAGAATGAGTCGTATGGTCGTCGTATGTCATTGAGCGCGGTGAGAGCACGGTTCATGTACTCATCATCGCTCCCGTCATCAGAGTATCTTGTGGCGGGGGACTCTATTCTTTTTTTGAGGGCAGAGATGGCAGCGTCAAAGTTTGGTGCTTGCGGTGATGTGTTGAAGAGTGCCTTGTTTGGACCCGCATAAAAAAGGTTGCCTTTGTCATCAAATGAAAGGGACTGCGCGGCCTCATCAACGGAGTTGAACAGACCTTGACCGGATGCATTTGTGAAGAAGCGCGTTGGCTGTGGCTGGGGTTGTTGTGATTGGCTGTCTTGCTTTTTAAAGAAGCTTCCAAATCCACCGCTGCGATTATTGGATGTGTTAAGGCCGTACTGGTTTGCCAGTTCGTCGTCAATGACAACACCGGTTCCTGAAAGCGCTTCTTGTAGCGCTCTGCTCAGGTTTCTGTTTTGTGATTCTGGACTGTTACCAAGCCACATTAAACAAAGGCCACTCCCGAACCCCAAGATGAACGACGGTTGTTTCCAAAACTGCCGGAGAAAGCGGCATTGATTGTGCGCATTGAGCCTGTATCACGGTCCTTGACTTGGGTCAGATAGCTTACACCAGATGTGGATGGCATGTTTGGATTTATGCCAGAACCTTTGGATGGAGCAGAGCCATCCGTAGATGCGCCGGGGATTGCAAGAGCTGGGTCTTGAGAGGCTTGGGGAAGTTGTGTGTTGATGTTTGCAAGAGATGGGTAGCTTGCAATGTCTGAACCCCAACTCATTTTTGGAGGGTCAATCATTCCGCCTACCGTTTCACCAAGGTTGGAGCCAAGCCAGCTTCCTGCGATGGATGCCACATTGGCTGTAAGGAGGGAGCTTGGGAGAACGCCGGCAACACCTGATAGGCCATTGCTTGCCAGTGTGGCTCCGACAGTGCCTGCTGGCCCAACGACGTTTGCACCGGGAGCGAACGAGGAGCCAAGGTATGAACCGAGACCAGCGCCAAGTGATTGTCCCCATGACCCACCAGAGAGTTTTGTGGCGACACCTGAGCCGATGGCTGCGCCTACGGCCGGGGAGATGGATGCACCGAGAGCTGTCCCAATACCGGGCAGGGCGAAGGAGGCGGCAACAGGAATAAGGATACGGCCGAGGGCAGACGATGTTAGTTTTTTGAGGGCCTTCTTGATTTTCTTTAGGAAGAACTCAGGCTGACCTGTGTATGGGTTGATTGACATGTCAGGAGAACCAACGATGTACCTGTTGGGGTCAGCCCCCATAGACGCAAGGGCTTTACCGATAATCTCGCCAATTTCTGGGTATTGTTGGATAACTTCTGGAGGCACCATCATCTCACCGGGAGCGGCGTGCACGACGTGACTGTCGCCATAGCGTCCCCAGTTTGTTTGTGGAGAAGCGCCGTCGGTTTTGTTCATTGAACCCATAAACCCAAGTTCGGTTGAACTTGGGATGTGAGGCATGATGGAGGCGTTGTACCCGGGCATGTTGATTCCTATGCGTTCAAGGTTGCAAACGAAATGGCTACGTCAAGGTTTTGCGCGGCAGAGTTGGATGTCACGATGATTTGAAGGAGACGGCCTGCCGCAGTTCCGTCGACCTCAATAACGGGCGTGATGTTCTGGTTGATACGCGATGTTGTCACAGCGTAAGTCGTGCCGACGGCAACACCGTCAACTGCCAATTGGATTGTGCATGAGCCGGTTGAGACGATGGCAGAAATACCGTCGATACGGATTTTTTGTTTGTAGATGGACTGAACACGGTACGTTGTGTTTGAAAGCGCACCTGTTTGGAAGGAGGGGATGGTGCCCACTGAATAGATTTCAGGGAGTTGTCCGGTAGGGATTTTACCTGATGAGTCAAGGGAGGCAACGCCGTTTGCAGCGCCCATGAAGGTCTTGGGCACAAGGGCGGAGAAGTCGATGTCGCCATATTCAAGGAGCGTTCCCGTTCCGTTGACGCGCACATACTGGCCAGCGTTGGCGACGGTAAAGGAGGGTAGTGCGTTGTCGGGAGAAGCGGACAGCCACTGGGTTCCTTGGTAAAATTTGAGGATGTTGGGTACAACAGAGGTGTCAAGCCACAGGTCACCGGAGGCTGGGGTGGATGGGGTTGTGGATGCGACTGTGATTTTTGCCTTGGAGGCAAGGGTGCTTGAGAGGCTGTTGACTTTGGACTGGGGGATTTCATCCGCATTGATGACCAATTTGTTGTAGGGGATGAGACCGTTTCCGTTTGTAAACTCGTCTTCAAGCATCAGGCCAGCCACTGCTGTCTGTGCTTGGTTCTCAACCGTGATAACGGTTGCTACGTCGTTGTTTACGAGTGGGGAGATGAAGGTGATTGTGTCTGTGGCGGCAGACTTGACGTAGTCGTAAGAGGCACCTTCGCGCTGAAGGATGCCGTTCTTGTAGACAAGAAGACGCTCAGCATCTGTGTGGGCGAAGGCAAATGTGGCCACGGTTCCAACGGCAATGTAGTCAAGGCGACGGTAATTAGATACCGCACCGGCGCGGATAGAAACGACAGAGATGTTGGTACCGGAGTTTACGGCCGTGGCAAGTGTGATTGTGTTTGTGCCAGTGTTGTAGGTGTACTCTGGTGAGACACCGCTGCTGCGAAGCAGAAGGCCGTTCTTCATCACAAGGATATCTTCTGTTTCAGGAGAGAAGGTGTACGGAATGTTGGTCGTGCCGTTCACCGTTACTGCGATGTCGGCACGATTGAAAAAGAGCGGGCCTTCAATAAGACCAAGGTTTTGACCGGCTGGTCCGCGAATGTCTTGAATGTTGGCAAGGAGTTGCCAGCCATCTTCAGCATTGCGGTACTCGCCAATGCGGTACTCAAGGCCGGTGGAGGTGTTGAGGCGCATTTCGATGGGGCCATCAAAGTTGCCATCTTGGTCAAAGATTTGGAGAAGAAGCTCGCCAATTGTTTTGTTGCCAAGTTCGGCCGCGTTTATGTAGCGGATGATGTTCTCGAAGTCTGTGTGGATTTTTCCAGACGAGCCGTAATCTTGGGGGTGCTGCTGACGTAGACGTGCCATGGTGTGTTACCTCGGTTTCTTTTCTGGAGCTTCGACAAGAACGGCGAAGCCAATGATTTTTATTCTACCAGAACCGCCTTCGGTTCTCATCCTGAATTGTACACCTTTGTACTGAAGAGAGAAGGGTCTGTTGTATTGTTTTGATAGGGGCAGGAATGTGTAGTCGTCATCTACACCGTCAGGAGCATCAAGGTCAACCGTGATGGTATGCATGAATTTACCCTCGTGGTTGAAGGCGTCAATAATGATGCGGCCTTGGCCGGAAGCTTGGAGGATAAATTCGCGTGCGTGCTTTGTTTCTGTGAGTGAGCCGTGCCACAGGATGGGGGTTACGATTTCGAGAGCAGGGATGTTTGTGGCCCCGGTCTCTTCGTATTCTTTTACGTTAAATACACCGCCGGATGTTCCGATGCAGGTTGTCCCGCCGAGGGCTGCACCGCAGCGCTGGTTAAGGTATTGGGCGGTTGACCATTTGTTTTGGCCATCTGGGGTGGGGGAGATGGACATTGTGAGGCGGGTTGTAAGGGTGTCGGATTGAGGGAAAAAGACGTGGTATTGGCCGACGTCTTGGTCGTAGTAGGCGCTGATGTCTGCCTTGTTTTTTACAGAGCGGTACAGTTGCTTGTAAAGTTCCTCGATTTTGGATGAAAGGGGAATGGCGTAAATGGTGACGCCGTTCGCTTCAGAGCGGCGAAGTGAGTGCACGCCGGAACGAGAGCAGAAAAGAATGTCTGTGCCGACATTGGCAATGGTGTTGTGTGAGCAGCACCCGACGCCGACAGATGTTTTGTCGTCGATAACCCACTTGGTGTAGTCGGGGGAGATGGTGTAGACAAGGCATTGGTCGTTTGTAAATATGGCAATACGGGATTGTTCAAACACGCCGAGTCCGGTGATTTCGTCCGATGTGCCAATGATGTTGCGAATGTCGATGTCTGCCGCTTTGGTGACGGAGGTTGATGTGGTCGGCTCATCCCGGGTGAAGATGTCTGGTTCGTCAACGCGTGAGAAGTCCACGATTGTGGAGCGACCAAGTCCGCCAGCAATGGCGAGGCGGCGCTGGATGGCGACACCAAAGGCGGGCCGCTCGCGTTCGTTTGTGGACTTGGTGAATTTTAGGCCATCGTAGTTGTACATGGCGCTGTCTCGTGAGAAGAAGAACAGCTTGTTGTTGAAGACTGTCGAGGATACCGTTGCGTCTTTGGGGTAGATTTCTTTCGCCTCAATGCCATTGGGTTCGGCTTTGATGGTGGTGCCGCCACCGTCGCGCTGTGCCCATGCAAGGAGGCCACGGCCGAAAAATGTGACGTGGCTTATGAGTCGGTCACCGGGTGTGGTCTTTCTTGGTTCTAAGGCGCGGTCACGAAGGATGATGCCACGGAAGTTGGCATACCCGTTTTTGAGCTGGTAAAGGTGTTGTTGCTGGCCGGTGTCGAGGGATGCAACATCTCTTGAGGAATCGATGCCTTGGAAGTCGTCGTAAGTAAATGGGACAAGGCGTTGGCCGCTAGGGGAGGTTACCGAACTCATGTGTAGTTCTCCACCTTAGAAGGGAGGAGAGACTGTGTTTCCGATGGTTTGTCCACAGTGTTCATCTGAAGTTTGCCAGAGCCATACTTGCGTTGGTACAGGATTTGGTTGAGGGCTTGGCCATACTCGGCGAAGAAGGTACGGGCTTTGGAGCTGTCCATCCATTTTGCGTAATGGTATACGAGGCCAGAAATCATTATCTCATCTGGGATGGGGCGTGTCTCTTGAAGGCTGGTGTAGTAATCGAGGTCGGGAAGGGAGGCATATGGGTGAATGCGTACATCTTCCACAATCTTATTGGCATAACGAAGCATGATGCGCTTCACGTTGCTGTCAACAGATTGGGCTTCCATATTTCCAAAGCGTTCGAAAGCGTCGGTGATAAGGTTCTCAAGGGGAGAGTATGGTGTTGAGACCTGAGGGTTTTGCGCGGACTGGCCGTTGCGAAGCTTACTGGAAGCATAGTGGTCTTTCCAGAGGGCGTTCGCGCTGTCGACAACAGCAGGCGTGATTGTCTCGGTCAGGGATTGTGAGCCGGGACGTTCAACGCCAGTGTCATCTGTGTGTGTTGGTTCGCCAGTGGTAGGCTCGGCCATTTGTTATCTTTCCAGTGCTCGAACGATTTTCCCGAATTTCACAAAGGTGTGTTCTGCAAAATAGTCTGCATTCTTTGCATCAACTTTCCAAATCAAAAATGTTTTTGTGTCATCAAAAGATGGGGAGTATGTGACGCCGCCTGCCATGATGGGGGTGTTACAGTCTTTGTCTTTGGAGATGAAAAGGGTCTTGCCTTCTGGGTTTACGATGTGTCTTGCGATTTCATCGGCAATGATGTCCATCGGTTTTACTTCTTCCTGTGACTCTTCCTTGGCTTCTGGCTGGGCTTCAGCTTGTGTTTCAACTTGGGCTTCGGGGGCGGGAGCAGGAGCGGCTGCTTCAGGTTGTGCTTCTGGTTTTTGATTTTTTTTGTTGGCTGACATATCGGTCTCCGTTGATTGATAAAAAAAAGAGCCGGGTGGCCCCGGCTCTTAGTGTAATCATTTTGTTAAGGGGTTGTCGTCCCTTAATTAGGCGGAGACTGCGTTCCATCCTTTGATGATGGTGTGCACTTTGCCTTGTGTAAGTTCCAGACCGCACTCGGTGAGGTACTGGTGTTTTACACCGTCGAAGTCCGTCGACTGGATGTTCTTTTGCAACTTGGTGTCGCGGCCATCCATGTAGCGGTACTTGACGTGAGGAAGGTCCAGAATGACCATTGCGTTCGCCATCGATGGGATTTGGCGGAACATGGGGTGCAGGTGCACCATCAGGTCTCCGGCAAAGGTCGAGTAACGAGCCATGGACACACCGTAGGAGCCAGACACTTGCGTTGGCTGCCAACGGTTTTTGGCCACTTCTTGCAGGTGGGCTGCAACCTTTGGACCAACGAACGCAACTTTTTCTGTTGAGCCGAAGGCAAAGATGTTTTCCACCAGTGCGCGGTCAAAGGATTTCTCTGTGATGACGCCAGCACCATCAGCGTATGGGTTTGTGGCCGCATCGATGATGTTTGGAATCATGGAGAAAAGACCGCCCGTTGTACGGGTAGGCTGGGCTGTCGAGCCGTTTGTTTCGGACTTGTTGCCGAAGAAGAACGCACGCTCGATGTCACCCATGTGAAGCTTCAGAGACTTCATCAGAGCCTCTTGCTCTTTGGAACCCGTACGCAAGTAGGTGTTCTGCAAAGTGCCAGAGATTTGGATGGCTGTCTTGAAGATTTGGGTGTAGTTGGACTGAACCGTCGCGTCGAAGCTGACAGGAGCAGGGGACGTACCACCTTCTTTGTCGGCAAAGCCAGCGATTGTCAGGACTGTGTCATCAGCAATCGCAGCGATGGACGAACCTACGCCACGCGTTGCTGTGATGCCGGTCGTTCCGTTGAAGGCGGTAACCAGCATTGTCTCACCGGTTGCGGGGTTGTACAAGACAGCACCGGGTACGATGAGGGGGTTGTTGTCGGTGTTTGCATCGATGGTGATGGACGTGTCGCCGGATGTACCGCCAACAGCGCCGTTCACTTGAACGATACGGCTTGGGAGTTCGTCGCGGAAGTGCTTGAACTCTGGGTCATTTGTGGACTCCGAGGCTGCCATGGAAAGCAGGGCTTGAAGAGGGGCTGTTCCGTTTGGTTCCAACAGAGTGAAAACTTCACGGTAGTTTTTGGGACGGAAGTCGACTGTGAACTCGCCAGTCCCACGAAGACCTTGGATAGCAGGCATGCTATGTTCCTTTCAGGTACGATGGGTTGATAGGAACCATTTTGCCGGGGTTGGCAAATTGGTTGATTTGGGCGAGCCATTGGACTTTGCGGATAAACACGCGAGGGTCTTAGTGGCGTCAGGTGACAGAGTGGATGAGGCCGTAGCGTCGACTGTCAGAAGTAGGATGACAAAAAGGCTGGAACTTGTCCAGCCTTTTTTAAGTTGGTTGCCAAGTCGGTTATTCCATGAACTTCTTTTTCATGATGGTGCTGGTCATGGAGTCAATCATTTCTTGGTCAGGGTTGGTCTGCTGCTGTGGAGAGGCGGCAGGTGTACTCGATGAGGATGGGCTGAGGTTTCCGGTGAAGGCTTGGCGGCGTTGTGCCATTTGGCGGAAACGCTCAAGGTCGGGGGCTTGTTGGTTGTTCTTGAAGTCAGAAGCCAGTGTGTGTGCCAGATTGTAGTCCATGAGTTCCCACACGTCGTAGCCGCGACCTTGGACAAACGCCATGAAGTCTTGCTCTGCCTCGTCTGGAAACTGGAACTCGTTCTGGATGCGAGAGAGGTTGTTGACAATTTGTTGTTGTGCGTTTTTGGCGCTGGTCTCTTTTGCTTCGGTCAGCTTGCCTTCTGCTGTCGAGGCAATTTGAGCGCCGGACTTGGAGAGGTTTTGGACCATTTCGGTTAGGGCTTGGATTTGTTGCTCAAGAGCGCCGGTTTTTGCGACGGCTTCTTTATACATAGGGGGGAGCGTTACGGCGTTTTGTTGCTCCCACTGAGCTAGGGCCGTTTCAACGTCGGTGATTGGTTCTGGTTTGTTGACGTTGATGTCTTGGCGGCCGGGTTGTTGTTGGCCCGGCTTGGCTTGGGAGTTGGCGTTCATGGTGGGGTTGGAGGCAAAGGCGGCAAGGGCCGTCTCCAGCATTTGCGCCATCTGGTCATCATTCAGTTCGAGACCTTCGGCTGCCGCTTGTTGGCGGAGTTGGTTGAGGAATGTGACGGACTTTGAGATGGGTGCGACTTCCGTCTGGTGTTTGTAGTTGAGGTCGGCGTAGCGAGAGGCGATGCCGCGCAACTGGTCTGGGGTGTAGACCTTGCCATTGCCAGCTTCAAAGAATTCGAAAGGGTCGGCTTTTGACTTGGCACCTTCTGTCTTGGGGGCGACGTTGGAGGAAGCGGCTTCCTGTGGGGTTGGGGCGTCAGCTTTGGCTGCCGGTTGTTGGGGTGTTTGCTGTGGGGGTTGTTGTTGAAGGTTGTCAACACCGAGTTGTTGGTTGACCACTGCATTGATGAGGTCGGCATCTTCTTGGTTCGTATCCATTTCTTTTTCCTTTCGTCAGCCGTAGCGGACAGTTTGTGACCAGCCGTAGCGGGTCGGGTTATGGTGTGCCACTCTGGAGAGGGGCGGTCGTAGACTGAGTGGATGCGCTTGATAAAGCAAGGCTGTTTTGAATGACAGCGATTATTTTATCTGGTAGCTCACACACTCGGTAAGTTCCTTCGATGATGCCACGATTGTAGTGAAGGACTTCGGGCACAATTGAAGCTTTTGGTTCAGCCATCTTGCGGAAGAATTCCTCGCGCTCAAAGGCCATGATTTGTTTCATGATTTCCCAGCCATCTGATTTCTGGACTTCCTCTACTTTTTTGAGGACATGGGCAAGTTCAGATGGTGAGAGTTTGGATAAATTCATTGTGAGTTCATGATATAGGAAACCAAAAGGATTGCAATGGATGAAAATACAAAAAGTCCTTGTTGGAAACCATTGAGGTATTCTGCAAAGAGAGTTGGGGAGTTGAAAAAGGTGTGACTGATTTGATAGGCGACGCCCTTGCCTATGCCGGAAAGGAATAATAGAGCGGCAATAAGGGGTTGTTCAAGGACGAGGGCGGTCATGGAAAGTGGGAGAGAGACCATGAGGCCGGTCAAGCACATGCCAAAGAAACAGCGGAGCTTAAGCTTTTGGAGGCCATAGGTTTTTATGGCGCTTTGGGAGATGGGGTGGTGATGGGAAACCCGGGGGTCTTTGCCAAAGAAGAGGGAGACGAGTGGGTCAATGAACTCTGTGTTTTCTTTGGGGATTGTTTTGCCCTCGACGTCGGGGAAGTATTGGCCGTGGCCGGTGGCGCGTCCGGCGTAGGAGAAGAGGGCGGGAAGGAGCGCAATCGGGTGGAGGAGAAAGCCGAGAAGGAGGAATGGAGAGATGCAGAGGAGACGCTCAACGACTTCTGGTGTTTTGGGTTCTCCTCCGCCATCCATGCGGGAGAAGAAGGCAAGGGCTGCTGAAGAAAACAGAACAAAGGCCGTAAGGATTATGGCAATGGTCATGTTACTTGCCCAAAGATGAAATCATGTTGGCGATGTTATTTTGCATCGTGTCGATGCGCTGCGTGATTGACGATTGCATGTTGTTAAACTTCAGGTCTATTTGGGACATGAAGGCTGCAATGTCTTGCTTGGGCGCGTAGGTTTGAGCCACATCAGCCTTGAACTTTAGGGCTTCTTCTTTCATGGTGGAAATCTCCTTTTTAATTTCCTTGTTCTCTTTCATAATCCAGCCGCAAAACGGGATGATTATAAAAAGAACAACGGTTTTTGCAATATCCCAGAGAAGTGTGTGCTCCATATTCTTGTGGTCCTCGTTTCTTATTGTGGTCTTATTTTATGCGCCGAACTTTGAATTTTGTTAGGGATGTGTCCGTAAGACGTGACGCACCGGTTGATTGTAAAACTGCTGCTTGAAAATAGTCGCCGGGTGCACAAGGGACGTGGTCTGTTAAACTTAGGTAACAAGGGCCAGCGTTTACGTTCACGCTCAGAACGCTATAGCTTGCCCCGTTTTTGTAAATGTACACATCGTGTCTACCATTTCCAGTTGAGGCAAAGCCAACATTGACAACAATCTCTACGCGACCTGTGAAGTTGACTGTTATTCTTGAGCTGTTTGATAGGGGGTTGTGCCAGTTGTCATCATCGTACTCATCGGTGCCGTCAAAGAGAATTATCTCAAGGCCGTTGTTGGGAACGGTGGTTGTTGTCGTTTGCGTGCAAGAGCAGCCGTAGTAGAGGGGACCGATGGAGGCAGCAGTGGCGATTTTGTCTACCGTCAGGGCAATGAGGTCTGCCGTTGTGGCGAAGACGGAGGAGGCCATCTTGGCGTAGGTGATGATGCTGTTTGCGATTTTGGCTGTTGTTGAGACAGCGCCGTCTGCGATGGTGGCGTTGTATGCTTGCCATGTGATGGCAGTGGTTCCCATGGTGCCGCCGTTGTTGGAGGTGCACAGGTAGTCGATGTCCGCGTTTCCGGCGGAGCCTTCCATGACGGTGACGACGGCAGCCACAATTTCGGACCATGTGTCGCTGTCTGTTTGGCGGGTGAGAATCCAAGGGGTTCCGCCAGAGCCAACTTGGGTGACGACGTATAGGCCGTTGTGTTGGGCGGATGCTTGGTTCTTAACAAGGAGTCCTTCGCCAACGAGAAGTGTGACAGTGTCTTGGGCGGGTAGTGCGCCATTGGCTGTGGCTGTCAGAGTAGCGCCGACGCCAGAGGAGCCGTTGGCGTAGGTGCAAGACGGGAGGGCTGCGGTCGTTGCGGCACGAACCGGGGCTTTGCGTTTCATGCCGGCTGCTGCCGCAATGGCGGCGTTGGCTTGTGTGGTGGCGATACCTGCTTGGGTCGTGGCAATACCAGCTTGCGTGGTGGCTGTGGCCGCTTGGGTGGTGGCTGTGGCCGCTTGGGTGGTTGCGGTGGTGGCTGCTGTCTGGGCTTGCGTCTTTGCAAGTTCGGCTGCGTCAAGGATTTGGTCGAAGACAGCTTGGGAGATGTCAGCCCAGTTGGCTTCGGGGTCAACGTAAGAGCCGGAGCGGTATTGAAGGGTGTAGTTTCCACCGCCAGCGTCTTTGATACGGAACTCAAAGAGGTCTGTTTTGATGTAACCGTCTACGTCAAAGATTTGGTCGAGAAGGGAGCCGATGGTTTGGCTGGGGCGTTCGGCCGACTCGATGTAGTCGTCAAGCGTGTGCTCCCCCGTTTTGGAGGAGTTGAAACGAATTTGTTCTGCCCGTGGTTTTGTCTCGGTCATTGGATGTTCAACTCCTTCATGAGGGAAACAATCTTGGCTCGGGTTAGGGAGTACTTGGCGTCGTCACGGAACTTGGACTCGTACGAGTTGACGCGTGCTTCAAGGGCTTTGACTTGGTCAATAAGGGCGCGGTTGTTTGCGTTGAGGGCCATAGACTCTTGGATTAGGGGGGTTACAAGTTGGCTGACAGCAGAGAGGACGTAGTTCTGGATGTAACTGCGTTGGTCAGGTGTTAAAGACGAGGCAAAGGCATCGTAGCTTGGGATTGCATTCGGGTTCATCTCTGCCTCATTGGAACGACGTTTCCTGACTGGACTTCTTTCATGAGTTGGTCTTGTGGCATGACGGAAGCGCCACGCATCTTTTCCATGATAGCAAGTTGTTGAGATGGGCGCAGCCCTTGTTGCGCTTCCTCTTGAGAGATTTTGAATTGGTCGATATCGGAGACGCCCATAGAACGGATAGCTTCTTCCACGATACGGCCGGTGTTGTATTCCATTTGGAGGCCAGCGCCATTGATGACTTCGAGCATGGTCATCCATGTTTCGGCGTTTCGTGTTGGTTCGACGGGCAGTGTACCATCGACTACGAGGTATTCTATGTCGCCCTGCATGTCTCCGATGTTGAAGTCGATGTAGCCATCTTTGACCATGGGGGCGAGGAGACCGGGGACTTGGTTCTCTGGTGCGCGGATAGAGCCTTCGAAGGAGACAGCGTCCTGAAGGTTTTGAATCATCATGTGGACAATGGGACGGACGGTTGTTGCGGACGCGATGCGGGAGAGGACGCCAAGGCGTTGAGAGCCAAGTTGGGTAAGGCGTTGGATTTCGGTGGCGGAGCGGATGCCGTCCGCTGTGGGCATGCCTTGTTGTGCGTCAGAGGCTGCGGAGACGCGTTGCTTGAGGTCGCCAACGGCGGAGATGTCAGCCCAGTGGGATTGGGTGATGTCGGGAATGTTGGCGATGAAGAGGCCGTCGCCGGGTTTGACTCCGGGGAGGGTGCGGACAATGTTCCACGGGTTGCGGTCGATGAGGTCTGCAATGTTGATTTGGGTCGGGTCCGCGAAGATGAGGTTTTGGAGGGCCAGTTGGACGTTGTCAATGCGGGAGCGCAGCATCCATGTCGAGATGTCGTGCATCGGGAGCAAGAGGTCGTAAAGGGATTGAGAGTAGGTCTTGTGTGCGTCGTGGTACATGCCGCCGATGACGGTCGGGAACTGTTGGCCGTACGGGTTGAGCTGGCAGCGGATGACGACTTTTTCGTCAAGGACGGTCATAACCATCCAGATTTGGTCGAGCGTTGGGACGCCAATCTCGTAGCCGTTTAGGCGTACCCATGTTTCGTCGACGATGCGTGCACGCTGGAGGGAAAAGTGCGTGCCGCGTGAAACGGAGTCGGTGTGCGATGGGTCAAGCGGGTCTATGTTGTGGCCGCGACCCTCGTCTTTGTAGAAAGAGTTGTGCGCGTCCCAACCAGACCCTTGGCCTGAGCCAGAAGTCATGGATTGGCGAAGGGCGGGATACTTCGCCATCTTGGGGTACTGGCCGGAGGCCAAGAGAGCGGAAGTGGAGCAGTAGTCCACGAAGGAGATGAAGGACATACGCTCCCAGTCTCCCCACTGAATGCGGGGGTCTGGGAATGCACGGCGCGGGTCAAAGTTTGTGATGATGTTGGTGTTGCGTTTGGCGTCCCATGTTATTTTGGTGGGAGCGAAGCCGTAACGGATGGAGTCGAGAAACATCTGTGCCATCTTGGCTTCGCCGCCGGTACGGCGCATGTGCTGATGGAGGAGGCGTTCAAGGATGGCTGAGGGGGTGCGGGATTTGCGGTTAAGTCCTTCAAGTTGGAACATGGGATTGCGGCCGGAAGCTTTGTCTTCGATGTATATGCCGCGAAGCCCTTTGCCACGCCATTTGGCATTTTCGACAATGAACTTT